GGCGGGGCTTGCGGGGCGGGCGGTGAGGGGTGTACGGTTGGTGAATAGAACGCGGGCTGCCGCGTCTACCGCTAGAAGATGGATCAGCTACCCCTCGGTACAGCCCCGGTAGACGAGCCTGGCCCCCGCGCCGAGCTGGTCGACGCCGCCGCTACCGTGCGGTTCATGCTCGCCGGCAACGCCCACGTGACGTTCCAGTCGCGTCGTACGGGTACCCGGTTCACCTACCGGATCCAGCAGGGCGAGGCGCTCTCGAACCGCAAGCCGCCACACTTCGTGGCCATCCTGACGGGGCCAGATCACTACGAATACCTCGGGTGTATCTGGGGGCGCCGAGCGTACGCCCACGGGCAGAAGAGCCGTGTGGTGATCGACGCGCCGAGCGCCGTGGCGTTCGCGTGGGCCTGGGCGAAGCTGTCGGCGGGGCAGATGCCCCCCGAGCTGGAAGTCTGGCATGAGGGGCGCTGCGGCAAGTGCGGCCGACGGCTGACCACGCCAGAAAGTTGCGCGACGGGGCTCGGGCCGATCTGCGGGGGGCGCGAATGAGCCGGCCCCCTCGCCTCACGCGCAAGAGCGTTCGTGTCGGAACGCTCGTGTGCGTCGCCGCCAGCGACTCGATGTACCGCGGTATGGGCGGGACGATCGTGCAGCCAGACGCGCAGCGTAGGGTTCGGCTCGACGAGTACAGCCGTCGGCGCCTCGTCGCGGGTGACGTTCTGGTCGAGCAGAGTGACGGCGCGCTGTTCGTGGCTCCGCCGTGCGTCTTGGAGCGAACCGACATGAAACCTGTACCCACGCTCCGAGCCGCCGAGGTCGCTGTGCTGCGCGCTGCGGAAGACTTCTGGAAGGTGGTCAGAACGACGATGGCGCCGTCGATGATCGCACGGAACGAGCTACTTGATCAGGTTGAAGCGTGGCGTGCCGCAAGGAACGAGAAGGAGCCGCCCGTAGGGGCCGCCTCATGACGACGAGCGCGGTACGGTTCTGCGACAGCCTCATCGCCGTCAACGAAGGGCGCCGTGGGCTTGAGTGGCCCGAGAGCGCCTCACGTGCGCAAGTCGAAGCCGAGCTTGCGGTGCGCGGCTACCGCCTCGAACAGCGTGCGGGCAAGTGGTTCGTTGAGCGACTACGGAGACGATCATGAAGAAGCAGACGTGGATGCAGAGGGCTCGTGCGGTCGGGAAGGATCCCAAGAGCCCCTCAGAGCTCGGAAGCCAGTCGCTCGCCGCGCTTACGCAGCAAGACGCGCGCGCCCTCAACGCGATCGTCGCGGCCCTCGAACTCTACGCTTGCAGCGACGAGGACGGGCAGCGCGGAGCGCTCATGGCCATCCGCGCGCTGCTCCCGGCGATGCAAGAGTCAACGCGGTGGATCGCGAAGGAGATGATCCCGTTCGTGCTCAACTGGGACGATCGGGCGCGGCTCTGGCCGCTCATGTCGCCGTCGGCTCCGGTGATCCGTTTGGTGCGCCCCGAGATGAGGAGCGGATCATGAGCAAGGGGCCCTGGAAGACTACGCGCGCTCGATTGCGGGTCGGCCCTCGAGGAAATCCCTCGGTCGAGGTCATGCGGGCCATGGCCGACCACTTCTGGAAGTCGGTGCGCAAGTCGAGTGAGTCCGATTGCTGGGAGTGGGCCGGGAAGACTCTCACGAAGGATGGGGCCGGCTACTGGCTCTTCAACCACGGCGTCGAGGTCGTCCAGCACGACGGAAAACACACGACCCGTGCGCTGCGCTATCGCGTCACGGCACACCGGGCCGCGCTCACACTCCAGGGGCTCAATCTTGATGCGGATGACATCGTGTTCCGCGCCAAGTGTCGAAACGTGCTCTGTGTGAATATAGAACACCTGGCCGTCGGCGATCACGAGGCGAACGTCGCTGCGCGACACGCGGCTGGGAACACGGTTCGAGGCTCCGAAAACGGGCGAGCCAAGCTCACCGAGGCCCAAGTGGCGGTTATCAAGAAGGAGCTGCGGGCGGGAATGACGCGAGCCCAGCTTGCGAAGAGGTACAAGGTGGAACGTCGGGCTATCTGGGGGATCGACAAGGGAAAGGTCTGGAAGCACGTGCCATGATGTTTGATCTCGAACGGAAAGAACTCGACTGGGACGATTTCCTGTTGCTTCGCAGCCACTACCTCACCCCTGCCAGCGACGCGGCGCGGGAGTTCGTTCTTGTCGGACGGCTCCAGCGCGCGCTCGGAATGTTGGGGTCGGACGTTGACGGCATCTACGGCCCGAGGACGCATGCGGCACTTCAGAGGAAGGAACTCCCGCTTGGCCCGGAGCTGTCGGCTATCGTTTCGAGGTGGCGGACTGGCTGGGCGTGGGACGCCAAGAGATTCCGTTCTTCTTGAGGAGCGCTACGGCCTGGGAGAATATTTCTTGCACCGGCCCCGTCGAAGTGTATAGAACGTGAACGAATGGCTTCGGCCAGGAGATAGCGACGATGATCGACGTGAAAGAGATGACCCGGGCCCAGGCGGAGAGGCTTGCGGCAAAGACCACGGATGAAACGGTGCTGCGCCAGCTCGCGCAGCACAAGAACAAGCACGTGCAGGCGAAAGCGAAGTTCAAGCTCGCGCGTATCGAGGGCGGGGCGCCGTGAGCGGCACCGTCGCCGTCAAGGATCTCTCGCTCGACCAGCACGCGGCGTACGACTCGATCATGCGGTGGGTTGGCGGTGGCGACGACGAGCCTGCGGTGCTCACCCTTGGGGGGTACGCCGGAAGCGGAAAGAGCACTCTCGTCGCGCTCGTCGCCGAGCAGATCGATCTCCCGGCCTTCTGCGCATACACCGGCAAGGCCACGAGCGTGCTGCGCCGCAAGCTCAAGGCCATCGGCACCGAGACGGTCGGCACGCAGAAGAAGCGCCGTGACGGGCTGTCGTCAAACGACGGTCGGCCGTTCTGCGGGACGATCCACTCACTTATCTACAGGCCGTGTGACTGCCTCACACCGCAGCCCGTCGAGGTGCGGAAGCCGTGCCCCGAAAAGGATTGCGTCGGCGAGACCGCGTGGATCCCCGGTGAGGCCGCCACCCCGACATCTGGTGGGCACAGCCGGTGCGCGCAGGGGCACCTGGGGCTCATCGGCGACCTCAAGAAACTGGAAGCGCTCGCACCGAAGACGAAGTTCGTCCATGCGGCGAAGAACGCTGACGGGCGGTGCGCGTTCTGCGGCGGCAAAGAGTGGATTCGCCGCGAGGCGCTCGACCGCAACTACGGCTTGATCATCGTGGACGAGGCGTCCATGGTCGATGACACGATGCTCCGCGATCTGCGGGAGTACGGCGTGCCGATCCTCGCCGTGGGCGATCACGGCCAGCTCCCGCCTGTCGGTGGTGTCGGCAGCTTGATGAAGGCGCCGAACCTGCGCCTGGAGAAGATCCACCGCCAGGCGGAAGGCAACCCGATCATCGCGCTGTCAAAGATCATTCGCGAGACAGGGCAGATCCCCAACGACTTGCCCGCGAGCTTCGGGGGCGACGCGGTGCGCCTCGGCAAGCTCCGATTCGTCGAGCAGCTCATTGAGGAGCGCTACGCAGACGCCTCACCCGAACGGCTCCTTGAGATGGGGATCGCCTGCTACACGAACCGGCGCCGTCTTGGGCTGAACACCGCCGTCCGGCGCGTGCGCGGTACCGCTCGTGCGGGCCGAGAGCTACCGATGAAGGGCGAGCACGTCGTGTGCCTGCGCAACATCAAGGAGCAAGGCGGGCGCCCGCCAGTCGCCAACGGCATGCGCGGTGTGCTCCAGGGAGACGCGGCGCCGAAGACGATCTACAACAAGAACGGGGAGAAGATCGGCGAGAACGAGACACAGCTCATCGGCTCGATCGCGTTCCCCGAAGACGAGATCAGCGCAGTCGAGTACACGATGCTGCGCCAGCAGTTCGGTCGTGAGAAGACGTACGCGGCGCCTGAAGAGCTTTCGCGTGAGACAGGGTTCCACTCGTTCGCGGCGGCGGGCAACCTGTTTGACTTCGGGTGGGCGATGACCTGCCACAAGATGCAAGGGTCGCAGTTTGAAGACCTCGTCGTTTGCGCCGAGCGCCCAGGCCCCGTTGACGCAGAGAGCTGGAAGAGGTGGCTCTACACGGCCGTAACTCGAGCGGCCTCCAAGCTCACGGTGCTGCGCTAGGAGGCCGTGATGCAGACGTTCCTCCCCTACGCCGACTTTGCTGCTTCTGCTGCGGCGCTGGATCGCCAGCGCCTCGGCAAGCAGCGGGTCGAGGTGCTGCAACTGCTGAAGGGCTCGTGGCCTAACCACCCTGCGTCGAAGATGTGGCGCGGGCACCAGCTAGCGCTGGTGCAGTACGGTCTCGCCGTGTGCGTAGAGTGGCAGCGGAGAGGGTACGCGGACACGTGCGCCATGAAGATTGCGGCGTTCATTCTGCCCATCGACACGGGGCTCCCGTCGTGGCTCGGCGACCCCACGTTTCACCTCTCGCATCGGAGCAATCTCGTGCGGAAACTGCCTGGGCACTATGGGCCGCTGTTCCCCGGTGTCCCGGCGAACCTCCCGTACGTCTGGCCGGAGGTGCTGCGGTGATCGGACGGCGAGGCGCTGCGCGGATGCGAAGAGCTGCCAGGACAGGCAAGGTCAACGCGCTGCTCGGGACGCGGACGCTGTGGCAGGAGCGTACCGACATCGCCATGGCGAAAGGCAAGCGAACATGATTGGCAAGGGAGAAGAGAAGGTGCCGTGTGAGACGTGCGGCGCGCCTACGCCCATGACGGGCACCAAGCGCTGCAATCTGAATGCCGCGCTGGGGGGCTTCGCTCCGACACCGCCCACGTCGGGGCCCGTCCAATGGCCTGCAAGCGACACGACGGAGCACGATCCGGTGAACCATCCGCGCCACTACACTTCGCACCCGAGCGGTGTCGAGTGCATCGCGGTCGTCGAGCACTTCAACTTCAACCGCGGCAACGCGATCAAGTACATCTGGCGCGCGGGAGAGAAGGGCGACGAGATCGAGGATCTACAAAAGAGCGTGTGGTACCTGCGCCGAGAGATCGAACGGCTCGAACGACTGCTGAGAGGGGCGCCATGAGCATTCCGTTCACGCAGTACAAGCGCCCGACGGGGCGTGCGGTGCCAGTGACGATCGACCGCCCCGCCGAGATCGAGGCGCTCGCGATGAAGGTCTTCGAGGCGGGTGGGCGCTTCGAGTGCGAAGTGCTCAGGACGGGCGAGGTCTCGTTCGAGGCCGTTCGACAGGACGGGCTGCTCGCGAGCGAGATTGCCGAGAACGGCCCTGGGGTAGAAGCTGCCGTTGATCGACTCGTGCTGGCTGCAACGGAAGAGCTTGCTAGGCGGGGGCGATCGTGAGCGCTGCCCGCAAGGTCGCCAGGAACGCGGAGCTGCACGAGCGCGCGTTGCAGACCGCGATCCGCCCGCTGCTCGTGTGCGACGACAAGGCACTCGCCGAAGCGTTCGAGCGCCTTCTGGGTGAGCCGACCTTCTCGAAGCTCCCGCTCAATGACTGGGAGTTCAAGCTCGCCGCCGACGCACCTGGCGTCTTCCTGCAATGGGGCAGGTTCACGTGGAAGCAGCGCAAGTACCTGCGCGAGATCGTGAAGAAGATCGCGGTGGAACGATGAGCGACTTTTCAGATGCTCGAATCTATATGGCCGGAAGGACGCAGCGCGAGTACCTGATCGTCGCGCTCGCAGCGATCTGCGACGAGACGCGAGCGCGAGAGATCGTTGACGCTCTCGACGAATACTTGAGCGAGGATCCAACAGACCGCGCACCAGTGCGTCTGGATTTAAGGCCAGATCCGACTATTGCGACGAAGGAGCGGGACGCGGCCGTCGCCCGAGCTGAAAGAGCCACGCAAGAACTACGGCTGGCGATAGGGGCGCTTGAGCACGTCGTCGAGCAGTTGAAAACCGGGGCACAGACGAGCGGGCCCGCACCGACGGAAGGCTCCGACAAATGACCCCAAGTGAGCTGACAGGTTCGATCTTGAAGTACGCGCAGGCGTTGAACCCAAGCGCCACGATAATCGTGTACGCGGCAAACATCACCGAGGAAAGAGCGTTCGACGACTATGTCGACATGATCAACGCCGACCACCATGATGTGGCCGCTACAATCGCGTCTCTGGCCGTGTGGCTTGCCGATGACGTCGAGGCCGCGCAAGAGGGAGCCACGTGAGCGGCTTTCGCGTCTACCAGCTCGAAGGCTCGCTCTGGGCCGTCTCCACGAGCTACTACAGCCCCAAGCTCCAGAAGGCCGCCAGGAGCGTGCCTGGCGTGCGCTGGGATAAGGGGCTCCGCGCCCAGGTCGGCTACATCGACGCGATCGAGCAGGTCGTCGCCCGGCTTCGCGAGCTGGGGCTTCGGACGGAAGACGCGCCGCCGAACGAGAAGAAGTGGTCGCACAACCTGCCGGCCTCGTACGACGGGGCGCGCGAGTACCAGAAGGAAGGGATCGACTTCCTCATCAACCAGGCAAGCTCGGGCGCACTCTTGGCTGATGATTGTGGCGTTGGAAAATCGCTGCAAGCTGTCAAGGCGGCGCGCGCCCTGCGCCGCAAGACGGTCATTGTCTGCCCTGCCCACGTCCGCGGCGTCTGGGAACGCCCAGCCAGCCCAGAGAGGCTCGGCGACAAGGGCGGTGAGCTGGCCAAGTGGTGGCCGAAGGCAAACGTCTTCAAGCCCTACGGCATCAAGCCCACGCCGATCCCAGCCGAGGCCGACGTGGTCGTGATCCACTACGACATCGTCCACGCCTGGGTGAATCTGTTGCTGCTGTGGGCCCCAGGCGGTGATCTGACCGTCATCTATGACGAATCGCACGTGCTGTTATCCGCCAGCTCTCGGCGGTCGAAGGCGTGTCGGGAGTTGGCGCATGCAGCGCGCGGCAAGATTGCGCTCACTGGCACCCCGCCAGTCGAGAGGGTGCGCGACCTCTACAACATCGTCGATACGATCAGCCCCGGCCGATTCGGCGACGATTTCTTCCCCTTCGGGCGACGCTTCTGCGCAGGCGCGAAGGTGGACGTGCCGGGCCCTGGCGGCACCACGAAGACGGTCTGGGATTTCTCTGGGAAGAGCAACTTGAAGGAGCTACGCCAACGGCTCGACTGGTTCTGCCTGCGCCGAACGAAGCGGGAAGTTCTGAAAGAGCTGCCCGCCTTGCAGCGCCAGGTCGTCGACGTCGCGGTTCCAGCTCGCAATCGGATCAGCATGAGCGCGAGCTTGGTCGGCGACAAGCGGCGCATGCGCATGGCACTGGACAGCGCTGCCGACGGCAAGTTGAAGCAGGTGCTCGCGCTGATTGTTGGGCACCTCGAAGCGGGCCTGCGGGTCGTCGTCGGCACCTACCGCCGTGCCGTCTGCGAGAAGATCGCCGACGCCCTCGCCGAAATCGCACCCACGAAGTTCATCCACGGCGGGGTGCCGCTCCCTCGGCGGGGCAAGATCATCGACGAGCTTCGGGCGACTGAGGGGGCGTGCTGCCTCGTCGCCAACATCGACTGCGCCTCGACTGGTATCGACCTCACCTTCGCGGGCGTGGTCGTCATGGCCGAGCTGGTGTGGGAACCGCGCGATCTTGTCCAATTCGAGGCGCGGTGCCATCGCTTCGGCGCCTCTGAGACAGAGCCTGTGCTGGTGCAATATGTGATCGCGCGTGGTACGGGCGACGAGCTGATCCTTCAGGCCGTCGTCGGCAAGCTCGACAACTTCCTCGATCTGGTCGAGACCGACTCGGGCGACGGGCTCAAGGAGGCGCTCAAGGGCAAGGACGACGGGCTCTCGCGCCTGGCAGCGGCACTGAAGAAGATGGGAAAGGGCGGAGCATGAAGGACAGGTACTTCGACGAGTGGCCTGAGTCCTCACCGATCGGGTGGTGGAACGAAGGGCGGCGCAAGCTCAACGTCATCATCCGTCTCGTGAACGAGTGGACGCTGGACGGCGGCCCCGAAGACCGCGCCGATCGGCTGCTGCGCCAGATCGATATGGGCCTTCAGACTTTCGCGGCTCCGGGGTGCGGCGGGGACTGGGGCGACGACCTCGTCGAGATGCGGGACTACGTGATGGGAAGGAGAGCAGCATGAAGTACGAGTACGCGACCACGAAAGGGCCATCCAGACACGATCCAATCGGCCCTAAGAGGGGCGAGGGCTGGGAGTTGATCTTCGTGACGTCGGAGATCGAATCGCACGTCGAGACTTCGGTGTGGACGTGGCGCCGGGGAGGAGCGACGCCGGACGTGCCCCGCCCTTCGCTGGGTGCGGCGGATCTGTTGAGCGCGTTGGAGCCCGCAACGAGGCAGTTGCGCGCGATCGATCGCACGCTCAGCGTGCTCATCGCGTGTCTGGCGCTCGGCATCGGTTTCTGGCTCGTTCGAGGTTTCCGATGAGCGAGTCGGCCCGAGAACAAGAGCTGCTCGAAGCGAACACGCGGTTTGCCGAAGAGCGCCGTGGAGTTGATCTGCACGCGATGGTACAGCAGTTCCACCGAGCGGGCGGCTACCCCGTACGGCACAGCCCAGCGGTGCCAAGCGACGACGAGATCCGCTTCCGCTTCAAGCTCATCGCCGAAGAGTTCTTCGAGCAGTTCGACGCCTGCTTCCCCGGCGCGCTTCAACGCCAGCTCATCGCCGACGCGAAGGATCGTGTCCGGCAGTTGATCGAGATCGGCCCCCTCGGCACCATCGATCTCGCAACACTCGTCGATGCCTGGGCTGATCTCAAGTACGTGATCATCGGGAGCGAGATCACCTTCGGCGTGGACGGCAACGCCGTGTTCCGCGTGGTGCACGCGGCGAACTTGGCGAAGTTCGGGCCCAGCGCTCGGCGGGACGCGAACGGCAAGACCATGAAGCCGCCGGGCTGGACGCCGCCCGACATCGAAGGCGAACTCGAACGGCAACGCCGCGAGGAAGCGCAGCGGACATGACCAAGCGCGCTATCATCAACACGCACGATCAACTGGTTGCAACCGGGGGCGGCATCGCCATCGTACCAGCCCACACACCGTCCCGAACGAGATCCAAGTGCGGGTGGGCTGTCTACCGAGTTGACGCCGAGGGGCGAGCGTACGTGACAGCGCACAAGGACGCGGCTTGGTACGATTATGGGCGCATGTCTTTCTGTTCGGATCGGACTCCTGGCTTTGCGGCCGATCTCGTTCGGGCTCAGAGATGGATCGCTGCTCAGTACGGTGAAGTCGGCCCTTGGGTGCGTAACCGGATAGGCGATTACGTGCCCGCGCGCGTACATAAGGCGGCACCACTAACGCCAAGACCGAGATTGAAGAAGAAGGCCCCATGAAACGATCATTCCAAGCATTCAGGTCACGGCTCGCAGCGATCGGGCTCGGCCGAGAGGTCGAGAAGGGCGCACTCAAGCTGCACGTGTCGCTGCGCGAACTCTACGACGGCGACCGTGCGCCATCGATCGTCGCCGCCCGACGAGCCGTGTACCTGCGGCTCATGGCAGGCGGCAAGAGTCTCAACGAGGTCGCGCGGCTCTT